GATTGATATAATGAATCCATGACCTAAGATTTCCTGTCATGTAGAGTTTTGTTCCTACGGCGAGAGGGAGCACAAAACGAGCACACTCCTTTGCGATTCCTTCTTCAAGCATCTGCTGGTAGAGTTCCATACCCTGCCTGAAATGATTCTGCATCAGGATCTCATACTTCTGAACCACAAAAGGATCCAGATCATCAATACTATTCTGACGATTCTTATCATCCTGACGACGCAGTTCAGGCAGTTGGATGTCACCCAGTGCAGAGGAGTCTGCATACCGTTGGGAAAACTCTTGGAAGCAGAACGAACGGTGCCTCAGGATTTGAGCTCCCAGTCCCCTGGTAGTCTCAATTTGTAGAGTCATGGTTGCTTGCTCAAACACAGACCAGTGTCCATGCTTAATACAATACTTCAATAGACCTGCAACCTTAGGGTTGTCCTGGTTTGCAGGATTTGATACACGAGCGATGTAACCGATCGTCTTCTCTGCATCAGGAGTTACAGAGACAAGGCATACTTTTGGTTTCATTTAATTAGAAGTCTACTCAGAATATAAAGACCAACTGAATGTACCCAGTTGATAGATGGCAACCCAAAGATAAATGGCATGGTAATATTCCATGCGATCCAGATAAGGAATGGGAGTAGGAGCAATCCTAAAAAGAATTCTAACACAGATTCACCCATTCGTAATCCTGCTTTGTAAGCAGGGTCTTGGGTCTCATCTACTTCCTCTTCCTTCTTCAAGTTAAATGTATAAGGATGATTACTCATTTCTTTTTCTTACTATCTTTTGTTTGGTTACCCCAGAGTTTAGGATTGATCCTACCCTCTGTTTGTTTCATACCAATAAAATCGTGGCGATAGTTGTCCCAGTAGTGATCAAAGATCTCTACTTGTTTAGCACCAATAGCGATGTCATGACAAATCTTACCATCCAACTTATACGTTATTAAGTATGCAGTATAAGGAAGACCAGTATCGTTAGCGAGTTCTGGATTACAATCTTGATGAAGGATCTTCAAGAACGACCTCCCCACTGGATAGAGGGGAATGCTTCGGATACACACGCCTTCGTGATTTTATATCGCTTGTTCAGTTTCTTATCCTTAGCGAGGACAACAACGTTTGCCTCGTCAGGATGAAGACCTTCAAGCATCTGGATCAGCATGGACTCACGTCTGATCCCAGGAATGTTTGAACCTCCCTTGAAGAAGTGATGAAGCAGTCTTGCTTCCTTCTCCAAGACGTTATGCTCAGTGCCCATAGGTGCTTCGTTCTTCTCGAACGGAGGAGCACCTTCGGGGAGCAGAGAGACGATACTCTCATCGTAATTGATGATGAAGATAGACTTCAACGCCTGAGATTCATTCTCTCTCAGGATAGCAATCTTTTCTGCCTTAGTCTTGGCGTTATGTGCTTTCTGTAAGATTTCAGAAATCAAAAGTTTCATTGTCAGAACTCAGTAATGTGGTCAAGCATTTCATTCAACTCATGTCGAGCGAAATAAGGATACATCTTACCCCTAGGATTGGGGTCAATAGATTCAAATGTATTTATGATATCAGTATAAACCTGATCTGGGATACATGTAAAGTCAATGAGTTTACGATTGCGTTCGTAGTTCTGCATAGTTTTCTCATCACAGAACTCTTCGGGTGACATGTCAATCCACCGTGCAAGTTTTACTTTACTCAGTGGACGCTGCCTCTTCTCAGACACAAAGGTGTCATCATCAGAGAGGAAGTTAGGGATGCCATCACCACGGTCACCCTTGATGATGTGTTCCAGAAGGTAGACCTTAGGGTCAATACCATTCATGAACTTCTTCTGGATAGGATTGTACTGGTTGACAAACTTGTAGCGTTGCAACTGTACAAAGTCCTTATCACCCGACAGGATCAATACCTTCTTAGCAGGTTGCATATTGTTCTGCAATCTGATGTTACGCATTGCTTGGTCTTTCACAAGAGATGCAATAACATCATCCGCTTCTGCACCATCAACCTCCACTACCTTGTATGGCATGTGGTCTCTGATCTCATCACGGATCTTGTTTAGCAGTTCAAAGATCTCGTTCCAATCAAGAGAGGACTTCTGCCTGTCTTTCTTACGAGTACCTTTGTAGTATGGGAATTCTTTTCGTCGCCAGTAATGCTTACTGTCGTAACACAAAACAAGTTCGCCATACTCGGAGAAGAACTTACTACGGTAGAACCGTAGGGACTTCATCACCATGTGGCGAACTAGGGATTCACTTAGTTTGTTGTTGGTTGTAGTCAAGGATACCATCAGGTTGCTGATGCAAACCTGATTCATGTCAACAAGGATCATTCGATCACTCTTCGTCTTCGTCGTCTAGCATATCATATGGTTGCTGGTAACGCAAGTAGATCATGGAGTCATCAGTGATGAGTTCACCATCTTCATCATACATCTCAGGATGCATGACAATACGTGCATAGTCTGCACGCTCACGCCATTCGTCATAGACATCTTTCACGTTCCATACAACAATGGAACCGAGAAGGAAGGAACCAACAGTGAGGAAGAACGCAATATAAAGAAATGATGCATCTGCCATAGCAATCCTCCTATGTTTGTGTAGTTATTTAGTCAGTTTCTTACGGTTCTTTGAACCAGGTTTCCGACCAGGTTTCTTTTCAGCATGATACTTCCATGCATCTTCGAGGATACTGTACAGATAGTCTCGGATCTTCCTCGCTTTTGGTTTAGGGATGTGACTGTATGCCTCTCGAAGAGTCTTGTCACCGCCCTTAATATATCCTTCCAGTTCAAGGATAGTGTTGTTCAATGTTGCTGCTGAGGCAGACTCAATGAACTCGTTCGTCATGCGACGAGTCCATTTATTACCGCGCAGGTATGAGTCCATCTTGAAGAGGAACTTGTGCTCAGTCATGGCAATGTCCACTGCCTTGTCAACTAAGATATAGAGTTCGTCTTCGTTGGTCTGTTTCATCAGAGAAATGCGCCTTCACGTAGGTACTTGATGGTTTCAGTACAACCACCCATCCTCTGTCCATTGATGAGGACCTGAGGGAAGGTAGCGCCTCCACCAAACTCGGTCTTGAATTGTTCACGAGTGAACTGTGCCCCGAGTTTGTACTCAGTATACGACCAACCACGCATTCTGTAAACCTCTTTGATCTTGATGCAATAAGGACACCCATCACGAGTGTAGATTACAGTGCCGCCAGGATTCTTTGCCATGATAATTTATAGGATGAAAAAAGGGAGCGAATGCTCCCTTGTATATATTATATTGTATCTACGTTGGATCAGAAGGTGTACTTCACACCCAGTTTACCGCCGTAACCACGGTCCACATCGCTATCACCAGATCCTTGGAAGGAGACTTCACCGTACACACCGACAGACTCGGTAGCAGCAACGGAGATGCCTGCTTTACCAGAGGGAACAGTGTCATCAGCAGCACCGTCAGGAGCGACGTAGCTAGCACCACCTTGGACGTACCAGGAAGCAGAATCACCGAGGGCACCCTCGTAACCTACGTGGAAATCAGTCGTGGCACCAGTGTAATCCGTGCCCGTCCAACCTGCATTGGTTTCCACGTTCACGTAGGGTCCTGCAAGGGCAGCACCAGGAGCAGCGAAAGCAGCGGCAGCAGCGGCGGCAGCGAAAGCAGTTTTGATCATTTGTTGTTTACCTTTAAGTATGTTTACTCATGGAGTTTAACCCATGGATGGCAGAGGACTCGACATGTCCTCGTCTTTGTTACAGATCGTTACGCGCATAACGACCTTTATTTATACACTTTTGTTTCCAAAAATGCACACCCTTGTGACAGTTAGTCCTTGTTCAGGTAGTCACGGATGTCCTCAGCAACCTGCTCAGAAACAGGTTCCTCAGGGGTCTCAGTAGGAAGGATTTGGATCTCTTCTGACTGAGGAGGTAATTCTACCTCCTTCATGTCGATCCTGTCAAGCTCTCCTCTCCAACCATGATAGTATTTCTTCATCGCTTTGAGCATCTTGCGCTTACCACGAGGGTCATGCTCATATTTTTCCAGCACTTTTCTCAGTGCGTTCATGCGTCTGGCAGAGTGCATAAGACTTCTGTCAGCAGCAGAGTTGCCAAATCCTTGACTCATTCTACTTCGTCGATAATAATTTTGAACTTAACTCGATCAACCTTACCACCTGTCTGACACATATACCAGATGTTTGAATCTCTGTTGTGTGACTCTTGGTAGAAGACTTCACGAGGTGTGTACCTATCCTCGCTGTATCTACGAGCAGTACGATCACTCATACCGATAGTTGTTACGTCGATTTCCTTAGGAAGAGGAACATTAGCACCAGCATCCCTAGGGAAATAAGGAGTGACAGAACCGTTTGAGTTCTGGTACTTAGGTTTCTTCGGTTGTTCAGGTGGCCATACCAGTTCAAACTCTTGTCCGACCTGATATGCTTCACCACGATCAATGATGTCGAATACTTCCACGGCACACCCCCAGTATATATTACTACCGTAGCGTGAACCACCTGACCAGGACTGATCGGGGATTGAATATGGCCAGAACGCCATCCGAATCTTTCCTAGGTTGGAATTTTCGATTGCCCGTTCCTTGTTACCATACTCACCCATCACATAGTCATGCATGAATGACATCTTACTGTACTGTCCACCCGATGTGATGGCAGTACCCTTAGGATGTGATGCAGGATTACCTTGGTTGATACCCTTTGCATAGTAATCATCAATGTCGCTAAACAAAGATGCTTCATATCCATAGGACACAGAGCGATACTGTGCGAACCAGGCATTGAAACCATGACTATTTGATAGATGATAGTAGTTTCTCTTCAACTTGTCAACCTCTTGGGCAGGGCGACAGATCAAACCACGTCCATGCTCGAACAGAGTGTTGTAGAAGATGCCACGGACACGACCTCTGGGGTTGTTATAGGTATACACATTGTTCCACTGACCCCGAGCGTCATGCTGGGTGCTCATAATATGACCCCATCTATCAGCAGTACCACCCTCATAGAAACCAGGGTGTGAATTCTGTGGTGAGAACTCTGCCCAGTCATCACCACCATAATAGATGTCATCCCAGTCAGCACTCTGACCGTTACCACCATTGGTATTGACCTGACCATTGTTCCATACAGTTACAGGGTCAGTCCACTTCTCTTCACGGTGATCCCAGAGAGCGATCTTCAACTTCTTGATCCTACCCTGATCAGTATCAGGTGAAGAAGTATTCTGTGAAGATGTTCTACCAGTGCCATAGGTATTAGATCGTCCTGCACCCTCACCTGCACCACCAGCAGTGATCAGGTTTACGTTCCATGGTTTCTCAAACTTATCATCGTTTGTATCCATGAGGATGAATCCAAGCGAAGCATTACCATAGGCAGGACCACGTATAGGTCCTTGGATTACAAATTTAAGTTCATCACCCTCAGCAACATTGAACGTACCAAGATCAACACCAACGTTTGGCCAATCTCCTACGTCTAGTTTCCTGTTAATTACATCAACGTTATTCTTTTGTAACTTGTATCTGAACTTGATGTCCTGAGACTCAGGTGCGTTGATGAATGAACCGAATGCTTTGAGTGCAAAAGATCCAGACTTATATGCTTTGATTGTCTGTGTCTTGTTGATCTCAGTCAGGTATTCACCATCACACTTACCGATGTTTGAGTTCTTGAACTTATCCATCTCGTTCTCAGGAACTGGACGACCACATCCAGCACGAGTCATGGTTACATCAGCAAAGATGCCATCAAAATTAGGATTAGAACACTGCTCCTTGACGATGATAGGTATCATCACCTTCGGTGGTGAAGGATTATCAAACACATAGCATTCAATACCTTCATACTTATAGTCACCACCAGGTTGCATCATCTCATAGTAGATCTTGAAGTCATCGTAATCATCATCACCATCCAGTAGATCTTCCCACCACTGCCAGTTGTTACCATTGAATCTAACCTTAGATGTAGAAGCAGATCCTTGATCCTCAGTCGGGTTCATCTTCCTGTAAGAGAAGAACACCCATCCATTTTCTGTGGATGCACTGTGCTTATATCCCTGAGGACTCTGTGAGTTGAACGAGATCGACTGTCCAGAACTAACACCACCATTACCATCAGGGATCAGGAAGAATACAATGTACTTGTTAGGATATTGAAGAAGAACATCCAGAGGAATTTTGTATTGAGTAGTCTCAATATCTCTGGTTGTGTTTGCTTCAATAACTCGTGCCCAATAGATCTGATCACCATTCTTATTGGTAATTGCAACACCCCAGGAGTTCTCATACCCAGCGTTACCTTTGATGACGTTGTAGGAGATTACAATGGGCGATACGGGTTTAGTTGCAATCCTATATGCAAGACGTGATGGATCATAACGTAGTGGTTTTTGTGGGTTGGCATACAGAACAGTGCTGTACTTGTGATCAGTTGCTGTACCTAGACCACCACTTCTCTGTATGTCACCAAGGTTTATCTGAGCATTACAACTACTATTACTATCACCCAGACACAGAGTCCTGTTATTGTTCTTACGAGTTGTACTGTAATTGATTCCACTAATAGAATATGTCTGACCACCAGTCACAGTGATGTAACCAGATCCAGATCCTTTCTCACCTGATCTCTGTACAGAGAAACCTGCCATACTTAGAGTTTCAAACGGTCGTCCATCACTCTGGGCACCATCATCCCATTTAACTTCAACCTTTAATTTAATACTACCAGTACCACTAACTACCAGTTGATTAGAACCATTGAACTCAGCAGATACTTCTTCTGGTTCTCCACGTCTTACATATCCATGGAGTTCTTGAACTTCTTCATCATTGTAAAGATAGTTCATTGCCTTTGAAGGATCTGTGAATGCATAACCCAAGAGGTTACCTTGGGTGTATCCATTGTCATCAATGTATGCACGGATACCCTCACCAGGACCATCAGGTTTACCTGGGTTGACAGTCAGGAGAGTGTCTTGAACACTGCTGGAATAGAACCTGTACAGTGGTACAGCACCTTCACCAGGTGCTTCTAGGATATAGAAGGCAGGTTCATCACTGACCAGATTATATCCTGGGTCAGGTGTAGAACTGAGACCATACCTATGATCGTTTGCACCAGGTCCAGTGACCTCCAACTCAACAGTCAGATCATTCTTACCAGCGTTCCATGTGTGGGTGGTAGTGGTGCCTGTGGCAGGCAGAGTGCCCGACCAGGAATCAATCCACCACTCAGAGTCATACTCATTACCATCAAGCACACCACGGCACTTGAAGGTCACTGAGGCACCACCTAAGGAGACAGTACGAGTCTGGATGCTACTACTATTAAAATACTTATTGCCTGCTTCACAGAATACTTTACCACCATTGTAGTTACCAGCAACATCAGTCGTGATAACTCTCAGGTTATGCTTCAAGAATGAACCAGATCCATTGATGCCATTACTGATAGGTGAGAGCATGACATTTCTAGCACCTGCACCACTGGTGTACTCATAGATAGGTACTCGTGCGCCTGCACAATACTTGACACAGATCTCACCAGTCGTGCTGTTCTGTCCTCTGAAATAGAACGTAGAACAATCAGCACCTGGTGTCTTCCATGTACCAGTGATGTATGGTTTGAAGATACATTCAACCGCTTCCTTAACACACTTATCCCAGTCACCATCATCACCAGGGTCGTCAGTATCTCTACCCTTTCCTTTACAAATCAGTTTCTCACCAGTGTCCAAGACATAGAAGATACCTTGGTCTGCTTCATCAGGTATAGGACTAATTGCTACGGTCTCATCTGCCAGTCCTGCCATGACTCTCTTACAGTCATCTCCACCAGGAACAGGACCATCACCATCAGGGAATGGGAACGGACCAATAGGGAAGATATTACAAATAGCAAGGTCAGGAAATAGTTCACACAACCAGTCAGTAGGACCAACAGGATCAAACTCAATGATGGGATCTACACCAGGGAACTCATCAGGAGTGATGTCAGGTACAGGAACCACAGGATAACAGCGGTCCACGATGTCCCTGATGACCTGTCCAGGATTGATCTTGGGTTCAGGGTCTGGTTCGCCTTGGCGGGGTCTAGGAGGACCAGGAGGACGTGGTGTGAGGGATATATCATCAGGACCATAACAGTTCTGCACGATCTGTCTAACCAGATCACCAGGTGACATCTCTGGTTCTGGATCCTGCTCACCAATACGTCGTCGTGGGTTCTGACCAGGAATCTGATTGTCAGGTGTCAGAGCAGGACCATCATCATCGTTGTAGCAGTTGTCTACTACTGCACGGATGGTATCAGCAGCAGTAGCAGCAGGCAGAGGCGTGCTGTCATCGATGGTAGGTGGTCTAGGGATGCTGACCCTAGGACTACCAGATGCGTCTGGTGTGTTATTAACAATAGGAACATCCGCCTCATAGCAGTTGCCCACTGTGAGACGGATGTTAGCACCAGGATTAACGGGTGCAGGGGGAGGAGTATCACCCTGCCTACTCCTCACGTATTGGTTTCCAGCAGGGTTCGTACTGCTAGGGAGCAGTGGAATACCACTATCGCCAGAATAACAAGGATTACCCGCTGCCATGTATAAAATTACTTATCGATATATTTATTCTCTTCCAACCACTGCCTCGTCAGAGGTGTGGGTGGATAGACTTCCCACATCTTACCACGCGCACATGCTTCTAGTGCTTCCTGAGTCATGTTAGCAGTCTTGCCTGCCCAGGTTGCTTCCTTCTCCCATGGTTGTGCTTCTGGTGGATAGGTACG